TCGTCGTTGGGCATTGATCCATCAGGGTGTGCTATATCAGTTGACTTTTCAGCATGATCGATCATGTCTAATATACCACGGATTATTTCTTGCACTCTCATAATTGTCTCCGATATGATATTTATTAAATACAATCATGATAAACAGAGAACCCTTCAAGCAGCTGATTAAAGATATGAAACACTCGGGCAAATACCGTGTTTTCAACGATATCATACGTGAGCGCGGCGATTTTCCCAGAGCCATATGGTACGGACCCTATAACATCAAAACCATAGTTAATTGGTGCTCAAATGATTATCTGGGCATGGGACAGCACAAGGTGGTGCTAGATGCTATGCACACAGCACTGGATCAAACAGGATCTGGATCCGGAGGTACTAGGAACATAGGTGGCACCAGCCACTATCATGTGGCCCTAGAACACGAGCTGGCTCTGCTGCACAACAAGGCCCGGGCACTACTGTTCTCATCGGCCTATGTGGCCAATGAATGGAGTTTGATCGCACTATCAAAGATCATACCCGACATACATTTTGTGTCAGATGAGAACAATCACAACAGTCTAATCATAGGTATGAGCCACAGTCGAGCACCTAAAACTGTGTTTCGGCACAATGATTTAAATCATCTCGAAGACATACTGTGTTCAGTAAAACTCGCAGGGCAAACACCCTGCATAGTATTTGAATCAGTCTACAGCATGGACGGCGATGTTGGAGACATACGGGGAATATGTGACCTAGCGGACAAGTACGGTGCTATCACTTATATCGACGAAGTACATGCGGTAGGACTCTATGGAACCCACGGTGGTGGGAAGGTTGAAGAGCTGGGGCTAGAATCCCGTATTGACATAGTCAATGGTACATTAGGGAAAGCCTATGGAGTCCAAGGTGGCTATATTGCTGCCGATGCAGATGTCGTAGATGCGATACGCAGCGTAGCCGCTGGGTTCATATTCACCACGTCAATGAGCCCTGTTACCTGCGCAGGCGCATTGGCAGCTGTGAAGTATTTGAAAGACCACAACGAAATCAGAGACAAACATCAAGAGCGAGCCCGTAAACTCAAACACAGATTGCGAGCCAACGGTATTCCTGTTATGGAATGTGCAACCACACACATCGTGCCGGTACTGGTGGGAGAAGCCAAACGCTGCAAGGCCATCAGCGATGACCTACTCAATGAACACAGTATCTATGTGCAGCCTATCAACTATCCCACAGTGGCCGTGGGCACGGAAAGACTGAGATTTGCTCCAACTCCGTTCCACGATGATGGTATGATAGAAGATCTAATTACTGCGTTGAAACTTTCGTTTGCGTGTCACCCGGTGCCAGTCTAAATCTATCTTCTATGTAATCTGCAGTACCCACTTCAAAGATGATTGAATTGGCTACCAGTGCTTCAAGCTGATGGGGTCCTAGTGCGCCGAAATCTACGGTCTTGCCTTCCTCTAGCACTGCTTCTCTAGATTCACCAGTGGTCACATCGATGAATGTCAGTTTGAACCGCCCTGCATTCACAAACCAACTCTTGGATTTTTCTTTGTGAAACACTAGGCTGGTTTTGGCACCTACTCGTTCGAACACTAATAGTTTGCCCGAATATTTGTCGCAGTTGGCGAATATTATTTCAAATCCCCAACCCTTGTCTATCTTGCCTAATGTCTGTAGGTTCATTGTAGTCTCCGTATCATATATTTTATACAAAAAATCATTGTGTTGTCGATGATCTGAGTGTATAATCAGTTAAATACGTGAAACAACTTGATCATGCACACACTATTATTAAACGCAGACATGCAGCCCGTGAGCCTATTACCTTTGTCAACAGTGGATTGGCAGGAAGCCATACGGTACATGGTTTTGGACAAAGTCAGGGTCCTAGAATGGCACGACGATTGGATCGTGAGATCTGCTCGTTGGGAAACCCGTGTTCCTGCGGTGATCATGCTGACTCAGTACCAAAAACCCAAGCATACTAGCAGTCACAGAACCCAATGCCACTCTGGATCACGTGCATCCTGTGAGCCTGGGCGGTAAAACCACCTGGGAGAACTCTACTACGGCCTGCAGGACCTGTAACTATAAGAAGGCCGCACACGTAGGCAAGATGAAGCCTAAGATCGCTCCCTACAAGCCTACATTTTGGGATCTAGTTGCCAAACGCCGAGTCCGTGGCTATCATATCAGCCATCCCAGCTGGTCCAATTATTTGGGCACATCTTGACATAAATATTCTTGGCAACATAGTTGCTATTCTACTGTGGTGAACCAGCAAAGAGCGCAAGCTGAGCCTGAATGGCAAATTGGTTAATAACACGATTCAATTCGATTAGGGCACTGTGGTGCCTTTTATTTTGGATTGAAATAGGTTGACAAATCCAGCAAATGATCGTATAATATGTATATGTTTGAAAGGTCACTACTATGAATCCAAAAGCACCAAAGATACTAAATGAAATTGTTGAAGCTCTAAAAAAGAGCAATCTAAAAGCTGTTACTGAAAACACTGAAGGCCGTGTTAATAGTAAAAAGGACGAAGACAAGATCATTGCTTGGCTGCAGAAACAACCGCAATTTGCTGGTCGTATCAAAGAAGGTGTGCTCCGTAGTTTCAGTGATATGATTGCGGTTGATGCTCAAGGCATCGAGCATGTGGTCAATATCAAGACATCAGTGGGCAGTTCAGACAATGCTTTCAGCAAGTTGGGCATCTTGTGGGCTCTTACTGACTTGACAATTGAAGACTACAAGAAGATGAAGATCAGTAATAAAATCAGCGATACCAAATTTGCAGAGCTGGTGATCAAGCACAAGAAAGAAACTGATCGTGACTATTGGTTCTTGAGTTTGGATAAGAATAACTTCTCACATGTAATGGTTCGAGGCGTTAAACAGATCACCCATTGGGGCAAAAACCCGACCAACAATCTACAAATTGTTTGGAACAAAGAACATGAGTGTGGTCCTAACACAAACACATTTGATGAAGTGTTCTACAATGTGATCACAGACGGCGCATTCCGATGCTGGGCCGATAAGGCAGCACAATGGACCAAAGCCATAGAATTCCGTAACACAAACCTTAAAAAATAAATATGACTATGAACATCACACTGTATAACGAATCCTGTTTTGATGCATTTAAAAAGGTCGCAGATAAATCTGTGGATCTAGTCTGCGTTGATCCTCCATACGGTACCACTGGCATTGAGTGGGACAAAGTCTTAGACTTCAAACAGATGTGGGCAGAGTTAGAACGCATCTGCAAACCCAAATCAAACATTGTTATTTTTGGTAGTCAGCCATTTACCAGTTTGGTTATTGCCAGCAAGATAGATTGGTTCCGACACGAATTGATTTGGAACAAGAATAAATGTGGTAGCCCAGGGTTGGCTAAGTTTCGCCCGCAGAAGGTACATGAAAACATCATGATCTTCAGCAAAGAAAGCGGTGGAACTTATAATCCAATCATGGAAGAAGGTGAAGCCTATAAGCGTGAAGCCAAAGACAAAGCCAAAGGCTATGGCACAGGTCGCAATGGACATGGATATGGATTTGGCAATAACGGAAAACCTTATCTAGGTGGAGAGAATCACGGTACTCGATATCCTAAGAGTATTCTTCATGCCAGCAGAAACTTTTCTGCTCAACAAACTGTGCATCCTACTCAAAAGCCTACTAATGTGTTAAATTGGCTGCTGATGACCTATAGCAATCCGGGCGACACAGTCATGGACTTTACCATGGGTTCAGGCAGCTGTGGGGTCAGTGCCAAATTAACTGGTCGTAACTTCGTTGGTATAGAAATGACCAAAGAGTATTACGACATCGCTGAAAAGCGCATCAACGACGCAGATTGGAATGTGCTGACACCCAGTGATCGACAACTATCTACACAGCTGCCAGATGGTGTTCAAACCACGCCAGATCAAAAGTACGAACAAGGTGTTTTGGAATCTATCCGCAATCCCAAGAAAGTCACTGAAACTCCAAACCTGTTTGAAGAATAATTTCGCTTGACAACTCTGTTCTTTGATGCTATACTACATTATTAGCAACTTAGAAATTAGGAGTGATTGTGCGCACACAACCAGAAATCATCATTCAGCGTCTTGAAGCAGACAATTCACGACTGGCCAAAGAACAGATCCTAGCAGATGCTATGTCAAGCGGATTAGACGAGTTCTTTGAAGGTCTGAAAATGGGTCTAGACAAACTCTACACCTTCGGGGTCAAACAGGTCCCTATCAGCGAGCAAGATGGACAGGGGCTTTCGTGGGCCAACTTTGTGGAACTGGCAGAAGCACTGTATCGCAGAGAGCTCACAGGACATGCAGCTCGTGATGCAGTCAAACTGGCCATGGATGTGGCCACCAAGGCGCAGTGGAATGATTGGTATCGCAGGATCCTTATCAAAGACATGCGAGCGGGTTTTGGTGAAAAGTCAGTAAACACTGTGGCCAAGAAGCAGAAGAAACCTCAGTACGCTGTGCCCGTGTTCGAAGTCATGCTGGCACACGACGGAGCCAATCACGAAGGCAAGATCACAGGCAAGAAACTGGTAGAACCCAAACTAGACGGAGTGCGTGTGGTCACTGTGGTTGACTTTGAAAGCCGTACAGTGGTGATGTATACCCGCAACGGCAAAGAGCTGGTGAACTTTCCACATATCGTCAAGGCATTTGAAGACAACCTAGATAACTTCGCTCGCAGCTATGTTTTCGACGGTGAAGTGGTATCTACATCATTCCAGGCCTTGATGAAAGAAGTACATCGCAAGGAAAACGCACAG